ATCTAGCTATTAACGTACACCCACAGCGCGACTTGCATGCGCTCATAGCTTTGTTCCCACAGCTGACGCAGGAAGAGCGCGACGCGATGACGTACTACATCGGCACGTCGGCGGTGGTGATGTTTCAATATCTGATGCCATCGGACAGCGAGATATTGACGCGAGAACAGGCCGAAGCCGCGGGGTGGTTCGGTGATTCTATCTAAAGCAGAAGTGATCGCCAAGTTGAACGAAGTGATTCAAGCCATAAACCATATGTGGCATCCCGGTCATTAATCGGACACGGTTTGCGAACATCGTAGGATTAGTCCACAACTTCGTCGAGTAATGTTGTGCAAAGAGAACTTGCTAAACGTGTTTGGATTGGGGTGGAGTTATGCCGTTCTTGAGGTACATATGACAACCATTCTGACACTTGGTACAGGGGCAACCCTTATTTGGATGAATGTCGAGCGGGCATTGAAAGCCCGAAATAGTCGCAAACAAAATCAAGATGAGTGATCTCCTTATTCAAAACTGGCCTGAAATCGCTTTGGCCGTTCTTTTCGTTGCGGATCTTATCGTTTCTATCACTCCTGGCAAAACGGACGATAAGGTCGTCGGCTACATCCGTCTCCTCGTCAACGCCATTGCCAATGACCGAGACGACAAGAAGAAGGCTGAATGAAATAGACGGCGACCAGATTGCGCAAGCATTCGATAAAATCATTCTTCACCATACTGCTACTCCGCGTGAATCAAAGTTCGATGTGGAGTGGTGTCGTCTGCTGCACAAAGGTTTCGGCTGGAGGGATATTGGATATCACTACTACATTGATGCCGATGCTGAGTTACACATTGGTCGCCCGGTGCGGATGCGGGGTGCGCACACTCTAGGTCAGAATGCGGACTCTATTGGTATAGCTTACTGCGGGGGTATGAAGGGCGGTAGGCAACACTTCACGATGACCTATGAGCAGTCTCAAACGGTGTTGGACTTGATCCAGAGACTAAGGGATGTCACAGGTAAGGAGTTGCCTCTATTTGGACACCGTGATTTCAAGCCTACATTCTGTCCTGGTTTCGATGTCCACGATAAGAAGGCGTGGCCTAGACCGTGAGCGAGTATCAGATACAAGCTGCCTTCGTGCAGTTGATCCAATCAACATATCCCGATGTGCTATTTAGTGCGACTGTAGGTGGGATTCGATTAAGCATCGGTGCAGCTATGAAGATGAAGAAGGCTGGCTACGTCCGTGGTGTTCCAGACCTCATATTCTTCGAACCCCGCAGGGGGTATGTGGGTTTGTGTATTGAGGTCAAAAAGAAAGGAGGCCGACCATCCAAGCAACAGAAGCAATGGAAAGCCGACCTCCAAGAGCGGGGGTACAGGAGCGTTGTCTGTACGGGCCTAAAAGAGTGTGTTATGGAATTCAATCACTACTTCACCGCTCAACTTCCACAATCGCCTTCTGAAGGCTGAAGCAAAGCTTGTATCCAAAGACACCCGCCCAGCGTTCAACCGTGTCGGCTTTTGGGGTTTGAAGACCCCGCTCATACTTGGACAGGGAGGACTTGTCAAGCCTCCCAAGTTCACAAACCAAGTCCAAACTCATCTTGCGATCTACTCGCTCTTGGCGAAGGGCATCGCATACCAATATCAAGTCAGTTACCATACCGCCAAGGTAGGGAAAAACACCTACAACACCAAACCTCTTTCAATCCTTTTATTGTAGACATCGAAATTGTTGCCGTCAAACTCGATGTATGCAAATCCGTGGTTGTACTTGTTAATCGGTCTGTATGCTGGGTTCAACTCGCATAGGCAGCCTACCGTCCAGGCTCTTGTCGCACGTTGACGAATATCCTTCACGGAGAACTCATCGGTCTGGTGATGATGCCCACACATCGCGAAGGTGCGCGTCTTGTTGTACAAGGCCCTCGCAACCCCTGAACTGCTCGATCCTGCCAACTCGTGACCGTGGAGCAATGTTAGGTTTCCCAACTCTAGATACCTTTTGTTCCGCACGATGTCTATGCCCAGATGCCCGAAGTCAAGAAGTTGATACATATCTAAAGCATCAATTCCCAAAAGTTCTGGAGCCTTGCTGAACATATACTTCTCGTATCTCTCCTCGTGATTACCCATCACATACACAATCTTGGCCTCTTTAAAGCAGATTCGAATAATCTCAAGAATCTCCTTCCCCATCTTCAACTCTTCTGCGAAAGACCTCTTGGATGGGTCTTTCTCATAGCTACTTATTTGGTAGCAATCCAAGAAGTCTCCATTGATGATGACCGCATTCACACCTCTATCCTTGCCGTATTCAATAGCTGCATCGAGAGCGTGTGTGTTGTGGTATGGAACGTGAATGTCTGAGAGGACAAGAACCTTGTTATGCCTCTTAATGTCCAGCTTGTAAGGTCTGTATATGACCTCATCGCTCTTTGGGATCTTATTCCTGTTCATCATCAAAGCAAAACGACCGAATCCAGCGCGACAAAGCCCTTTGCGATGGTGCGTATTGGTAACGCACATCAAGCTTGTTCATCTGAAATGTGGTAGATAACTCACTACATTCATCAAGGGTCAGTTCGAAAGATAAAATGCGCTCGACATAACTCTCTTCGACATTGTACTCGAATCTGCATTGGTCTAATTGCCTGAACAAACCATCACGTCTGCGCTCCAACTCTTCGTCGGCTGCCGCGTCAACCGCGCTGAACATCTCATCAATCCAATCACTCATCCTGTACACCTTCGTCTTCACCAAAGACGTTCTTCTGGTAGAGGCCGACCATCTTCAAGACCGCCCTGCTCAACGCCCTCTTCTCTGCCGTAGCCACATAGTAGGCGTTCTTGCAGTTCTCCGGGCCAGCCTCGCCAAAGGTCTCGATGACCATCCCGCCCAAGTCTCTACCACTATGATCTCTGCGCCTTGTGCAAATAGCCTTGACGACTACAAAGTCACGATCCATCTTAACGACCTCATACTTGACGCTAAGTCGTTGACGAGCCTGAATCTTCTCAATGCCTGACCGTGTGATGATGATGAAGTGTTTGTGCTGAAAGATGTCGTCATTCGTTAGCCCGTTTTCATCAAACAGGCTACGCATCTCCGCCTTCCTGGCTTCCGATAGTCTGGTCATTAGTTCTCGCTTGACTTTTGGGCATCCACGGCATTGATAGCCGCAATGAACGCTTCCATAAAAACACTATCCAACTCAAACAACTCAAGGAAGGAAACCGCAAATTGAGTTAGCGTACCATTCGTCAGGACGCTCACCCTGTCTGTATTAGCCGTGAACCCCAAGCTGTTGTCACTCTCCACCAGCAGCTTTTGACCATCTGGTCTGCATTGCACACGGATGTAGATGTACGCTTGATTTGGGTCATTCCTACAGTCCTCAAGCAGTAACTCAATGTTGTCGTCAATCAGGTCGTCCTCACTCATTATTTCATCCATTGTTCGATGTTTTGCTTCAACTTCCTGTTCTCCTTCTCAAGTTCGGCGTTGCGTTCAATTGCCTTCCTGTTAATCATCTTGAGATCCACGTTCAGCCGCTTCTCCGCATCCAAGCTGCGCTGATAGATTGCCACTTCCTTTTCCAAATACAGGGATTGGTCAAGGATAGAAACGATGGCATCACAACATTGCTTCAAAACAGATGGGATGCGCTTGTGGTCTATAGGCTTATTCGTTTCAATTTGAGCCAAAATGCTTTCGGCAACACCACCAGCTTGTGCGCGGTCGGCGATGCGTTGCAGGACAGACGTAGGCGAGGGTTCGTAAGGGGTTTTCATTCTTCAAATCGGTTACTGCGGCGGTTTAAGTAAAGTTTAGCCAGACCGAGCCTACCGCTGCCTTTAGGCTTGGTCTTCTGATTTACAATCCAAGTTTCCCCGTCTCTTATTTCTGGTTCTCCCTCTCGCAATACCTCTCCTGCGGGCGGCCTATACACCAGAAGCATAGTAAACGCCCTTCTATACCACGATTGACCTCCAGCCCATTCTTGAGGCAATGCGGGTTTTTGGTAACGCTTGCCACTCGTTGTTGTTGCGTCAGCGTGAAGCTTCGCAATGTGATTCACCACGATGTCAATCCGGTTCCAATCTCGACTATGATGCCGGATCTTCTTCAATTCCGAGGTGAGCCAAATGTCCTCTCGACCCATTGCATCCTTCAAGTCTTTCATTGCATCGTTGAAGGGATCGAGTACTGTCGTGTCGTAACCGGAACAATTGCAAGCTGCGTAAAACTCGTCGGGAGTAAAGTCGCCCTCTTGCTCGTCGGGATCGAAGAACACGAAATGTTCCCCCACCCACTCCATAGCAATCTCGAATTCCGAGTCCGACATATGTTCCTGGTCTTCGCCGCGAAAATTTTTTTTCCGTGCTGGGCATCCAACGTGCATCTCCGCCAAATCCATAGCCAACTCCTCTGGTCCGCCCTCCTCGCCCATATACACAAAATGACGGAACTTGTATCTCTCGCTCCATTCAATCAATAGCCATTTGACAAATAAGGATTTACCGTGATGTGGCGCACCCGCCACGAAAAGGGGATAGCCTTTGCGTGGAGCGTATAGGTCGTCCAATGCCTCGATCCCCGTCTTACACGCTGAATCTCTCTTCTCGTTTCGCAGCTCATATACCTTGGGCAAAAAATCTACTACAGTCTTAGTCTTCATCACACACCTGTAAATTCATCCTCAAGGTCAGTCCTGTCCGAATCGTTCGATGCGATCATAGACAGGTTACGGTATTCCTCGAATTTATTGCCAAACAAGGTTGCAGGACGCAAGTGCGTTTTCAGCTTCGGCTCCGACCTCCACGCTCTAGCTCGGTCTGCAACAACATTTGTGTAGGCTGTTATTTCTACAAAACCCCTATCATACCAAACTCGGACATATTTCTTGACATCACCAGGTCGGTACTCCGTACCCAAGATCCTGTTCAGGTTTTGCGTGACTGCAATGCACAAAACATCTAGGTCTGTCCTAGCCTGTTGGCAGAATAGAAAGGGGAGCCGTTGCTCCCCCTCCTTCGTAACCAAATAACTTGCGACTTGCCTCGCCTGTAAGTCGGTCAAGTTAAGGTCTTTCTGCACACGCTCCATATCCTGACCCGCATTGAGTTTTACTAGAGCCTTAAACACTTCAATACCCTCAATGTCGATTTGAGCCAAGACCGTGAGGTCCACTTCAATCCTTGCCATTAGAATGGAAGATCGTCATCCCCCTCTGGTTCAGGCTGGCTTGTTGGCTGGCTTTTGGGCTGCGCAGACTTGGTGTCATTGCCATTACGCAAATCCCAATCCTTGCCATAGCCAACGATGTCACCCTTGATCCCATCGTCGTATTCCTTCTTGGTAGTCTTGCGGACCACAACGAAATCATTGTACTCTTTGTTTTCCATCTCAATCACTTTCAGGTCGAGATAGGTTCCCTTTTTGCCGACAATGAAATAAGGCTTCTGCTTCCGCAGATCGTCGATGTTCAAGGTGATGTCAAATGTTTTGCGACTGCTCATTTTGTACTGTTTGTTTGATGTTCTGATATACACTCATTGCGGCGGCGTGATAAGGCATCACCACCGGGTCATTGACGGAAATCCAATCTTCCCAATTACGCACTCCGTGGACGACGCTACTATGGTCACGGTAGAAGAATTGCCCAACCTTCTCGTAAGTTTTTTTTTCTTTCCGGATGAAGATATAGTACAGGGCAAACCGAGTGTAAGCGTACACCCTCTTTCTGCTCAATCCACGAACTTCCGCTACAGGGAGATCTAGCTTCCAGCAGACTTCCGATGTCAAATGCAACATTGGAATATCTCTAGTGTGGAAGTCGAGTCCTGGAAACGTCCAATAGTGATGTTTAGACAAGCTTTCTGGCATCTCTGATGATGTAGCAAGGAACAGACGCGTGTCCTTTGCGGACATAGCCCACGTCAGCCAATGCACCCGACTTACACCAAGCCATAATTTGAGACCGTACAAGGCTAGGATCATAGCCGCACTTGTCTCCAACACGCAGCAGAATCATATCGCTCGTAAAGATGCCGGGAGACATAATGTAACAAGCCGCTCTCATTGCAGCTTTCAACTCGTACTTAGTGTCGCTCTTATTGTCGCCCTTCTTGTTTGAGGGGGAGAGCAAGTCAATCATTTCTCTAAAGGTGATCATTTCTGAAAGTTACTTGGTGCGACAAAGAAGGGGGTTTTTAGCCAACACGCGCAAGAAATAGAACTTGTCTTTATTCACATCAAATTTTTGATAACACTTTAGAAGTACCCCTTGTACCTATTAGGTACTATAAGTACTATACTAAGTACACACACAATAAAGGGAACCAAGATGAACAGCATCACCATCCAAAACAAACGGTCACCCATTCCAACGTGCATCGTGGTGCTTCTTTAGCGTCTCCTTTATGCTCTCCGCGAACTCCTCAAGGATCTCGAGGTACGCCTCCAGCTGCTCGATGTATCCCTTCACCACCGCGACGTCGAGGGTGAGGTTACAATCCTTCGCCACCTTCTCCCACTCCTGGGCGTGGATCGCGATGTTGTCGAGCGCTTCGACGTGGCGCTTCATCTCTTCCCGCGCTTCCATCACTTCGCTACGTAGAGGATGAGGAACGTCAGCGCGACGCCTACGATACCGATATACGCACAGATGATGCGCTCAAACTTTTCGTCCGGATCTGGTTCGTAGTCACTTCCCGACCCACCACACTCTGGACAGGAGCAATATTCCGGATATTCTCCTTGCCAGCCCATATCTTGAATCTCTCCAGACCCACCGCATCTTTCACAAGGCTCAATCATTGTAGGCAGATTTGATTGTGTGATGAAGATCCCACAACGCTTGCTCAATCTCCTCGCGATGAGACTCGACCACGTCTTTAATGTCTTCTGACATCTCGCGATTCGCGGCTACTTCACGTTCTGTGAGCATCAACGCTACTGACAGGGCGATCTCCTGAATTTCCATACGGATTTTTTCTTGTGTCATATCGGGAAATTTTTTTTTTGGAAATTTTTTTTTTTTCTCTCTCTCCTTAGAGGATGTCAAACCCAAGAGACAAAATGGTCATTGGCTCGCCTTGCTTATAGTAGAAGTCGTCAAAGTCAATAACGTCCTTCAAGTATGGATCGTGATAGCAAGCGACTGTGATAAGCTGATGCAAGTCCATAATGTCTGCTGGAGTCATTGGATTGCCGTCTTCACGATTCACAACCAATCGCAAGTGGCGAGTTTCACTGTCGTAATCGATTGGAGCGAACTCGGCATAGAAAGAATCGCAGTAATCCATAAAAAGATCGATGATCTTGGATTGAACGTTTGCGATGACGTGAGCGGGGGTGTTGATAGCGTTGAACATAGCCGCAATGTAGGGCGTTCTCCCAACACAAAGCAAACTTCTGGCGAAAAAAAATCGCGATTGGCGCGTCATTCGCGCGTTGAAACGGGCTGAAACGCCAGTATTGATTGGGGTTTATGCTTATTGAAGTTTTTGCGCATTATTTCTGTCCGTTCCCTTCGATAGGGAATTCGCCAAACTCGCTCAGCGATTCCGACAATTCCTATCGGAGTACTGGGAATTACCGTAGGGGGCCGGAAACGGGGCAAATTTCGACTTTCGGCTAAATGCGCACCCTGGGCAATAAATTTTGAGATATGGCAAAAATGGCCCCTTTAAATAGGTCCCCAGCTGAAAAAAATATCTTCGCGGCCCTCATTTTCACGGGATCCCATAAAAAAACGCCCCTAACCAGGGGCAATTGCAGGGCCATTGACGCAAAGAACCCCGCGCCTAATTGGAGCGGGGTTCATCTATTCGAGCAGCTTCAATCTATCGTTCTACAAAATCAGAAGCGTAAGCAAATACGACAGACCAAAAGAAAAAAACCAAACGAGCAAACAGGAGGCCAGAAGGCTGCAAATTTCGCGCATATCAAACAGGAATAAAAAACCCACTATCCAAGGCCACAGATTCGGCCGCTTTCGTTGTGCGCTTCGCTCTCAATCCAACGATAAAACCGACCCCGTCAGGAATTTCAAAATATGCCCTGTCCAGATATCTCAGATCGGAAATATCTCCATCAATTACGCGATATCCTTGGAAGGTCTCAGGTAGGCGGGCCGACTTTGCAACTTTGATCCGGCCATTTTTGTCCAGGTCGGCGAAAGGGACGGCCACAGAATACCCAGCCGCCAAAATCGAGCGCATATCTTCCAAAGTCATACCGTCAACCCAAGAAACGGTCACACTATAGTTCGGGCCGTAAGCGGCCCGCACGCGTCCAATTACTTTTGTGTAATCGTAGAATTTAACGTCAGGGAAAAAGTTCAGCGCGTCAACACCGTACACCTTGAACGCTTTCGGCGATATGTCAGATGTGCCATTGATGCGAACAGCAAAGTCGGCCCCCGCTTTTTCCGCTTTTTTGCGGGCCGTCATTATCTCACGAAAGAGAACGGCGCTAAAATGAGAACGAGAGGACGCGTAGAATAGCGTTCTACTGATTCGGGCCGCGTTTACTTTGTCATCAAAACTTGCGCGGCCTGAATTGAAAAGGCAGGCGGCCCGGCAACCTTCCGAGGCCGCTGGACAGACATTTACGGCCCCTGACATATCCGAGGGGGCCAAATAGGCGATATAGGTCAACACGTTAAACTTTGCTCCTTTCTCGATTTTCGCGGATTGATTCACCCCACCAATATTTTGCGGGGTACTGAAACCGTAGCGGCCTAAAACAGCATTTACGGCCCGCAAAATTTCAGCCCGGTTTCCGGGTGCAGGTTCAATGTGCTGCAATGATCGGCGCAACTCCCAGACTGTTTTTTGTTCGATAGTCATATTTAAATGGGTTAAAGGGTTAAAGGGTGAAAAGACTTTCGGTCAAGGCCGCGCATACCTGTTCGGGGTTCAAGTCAAGGCCTAGTTCCCGCTTTAATGCGCGGGCCGCTCTTGCCCCACACCTAAGTAGAACGGGGGGATAATTTTCGTCAATGATGAACCGCCCTGACTCAATGCACAAGGCCGCAACTTCCAAGAACGCGTGAAAGCTTGCGGGGTGATCTAGTTTGGTGCGTATCACAGACGTGAACTGCTCGTCAACTTCGCATATAGTCCACAGGTGAACCGGTGCACGCAGGGCCTCAATTGTCAGGGTGTATTGGATATCGTTCATAGTTAAATGGGTTGAAGGGTTAAAGGGTTAACGTGCGCCCTCAATAATGAGAGATGAAACAAGGGCCACTGCGGCCAGTACGACAGCGGCCACGAATGCAAGAGCGGGGGCCGAAAGAGTTGTAAGTAATTCCATACCTCAAATATAGTTTGGGTATTGGGAAAAAACCTAACGAGGGGGCAAAGTACGGGAGGGCAAACCAGGGCCGTTCACCCCATTAATACGAACGCGCACACACGAAAAGGCAAACGCGGGGACATACACAAGACCCAAAACGACCCAAAACGCCGCAAACCCGCGCCCCCAGCGGGATACAGGCGATATGTTAAAAAGACGGCGAATCGGATCGAACGCCTAGAACCCGCGCCAACCGGGGGATGGGGGGCCACCAACAAATCGGGCCGCCACAGAGACCGGCGGGCGGGGCTTCCATTTTATCCCGCCACTTTTTGGGCGGGGGGGGTCAACGGGCTACCTTGCCGCAAACCCTTGGTATGTCAACAAACCGCAAGACCATAGCCCTGAAGGCTTTACAGGGTACGGATAGGCCGGATCGCAAGACTTTGCCCGTACCATCCAACACAAAAACACGACCCGAACCTGTCTTCGATTTCACTAAGGAGGAGTTGGTCTACTACAACAACCTGGTTGACCACTTAGAGGAATACAACCTCTTGCACAAGGTGGACTCGCTTGGCTTAAGTGTCTTGGCGAAGAACATCGCTATCCTCAAGTGGTGCGCTGACAATATCAAAGGTGTGGGCGATGTAGTGCAGACCTTTGATAATGGAACCAGCAACATCAGCGGTATGTACACCGCATACACCAAGGCTGAAGCTGCGTTCCGTGGTCTGATGTCAAAGTGGGGTTTATCACCAACAGACCGTGAAAAGATTGCGGGAATGTTGCTTGACACTACTGAAGACGATTACGAAACTTTCAAGTCACAATGAAAACTTGCACGAGCATAAGCGGAGGTCAGTCGAGTGCCTATGTAGCCGCCAACTATCCCAGCGACTTCTTGGTCTTTGCCTTAGTCTGCATTGAAGACGCTAACTGCACTCCCAAAGACAAGGGTTTGGTCAAAGAAGTGAGTGACCGGATCGGGCGGGAGTTTATAGCTACCGCAGAAGATGACATCATCTTGCACACCGTTTTAGACTTGGAACAGTATCTGGGTCAATCAATAGATTGGGTTGTCGGCAGACCATTTGACCGACTGCGCAATACTAGCTTGCCTAATATCACTTGGAGGCATTGCACCGAGTTGATGAAAATCAAGCCAATGTTTGAGTGGTGGAAGAATCATTGCTTGCTCGGTGAAAATGAGCCAATTGCTATGCAGATTGGTTTTAGGTCTGGTGAAGAGAATCGCGCAAAGAATATGCTCGATCGATGCGATGAGAACGGCCTTCGTGCGTATCAAAAAAAGCCTTGGCAGAAGCCCGTGTTTCCGATGATCACGGATGGCATACGCAGAGACCAGGTGGTTAACTATTGGAAGGATAAACCAGTTCGGTTTGCGCCACAGAATAATTGCGTTGGGTGCTTTCACCGGAATCCTCTGGTGTTACGCAAGATGTTTGACCTTCACCCCAATAAGATGAAATGGTTTGTGGAGATGGAAAAGCGAAAGAAGGCTCGTTGGAAAAGCGAGATGTCATACGAGGATATTGGAAAGCACAGGCCACAGACCGAAATCAACTTTGAGGACTGGTCGTGTGACTCAGGTTATTGCGGACTTTGAATGAAATAATGAAAGAAAAAGAATCAGCCTACTTCTGCGCCTACTTGGGTTTATGTGGCTTGGCTTTGCTGGCCTTGATGTACTTGGTGCAATGAAAAAAGTCACCAGGAGTTCAGTAGCTTAGGGATGCCGCGAATACCAAAAAATGAAAGACGAAGACCTTGGAAGGTTGCTCGTAAGAAGCGTAGGCCGCAGTTTGGCAGAACGCGAGATGCAGACCCCCGATACCACACAAAACAATGGCAGAGGACGAGAATGCTGGTGCTTCGACGAGACCCATCCTGTGTGTTGTGCTTGCAGCTTGGTAAAGTTACTCCCTCCAATGTCGCTGACCACATCATCCCGGTGCGGATGCGGGATAGAGAGGACGACCGATTCTACGATATCGACACAATGCGGGGACTTTGTACGCCCTGCCACGCCAGAGTCTCTGGCCGTCAAGCACACGGTAAAGCCTAAAGCGGATGAAGTATGTCCAATATGCGGAGGACGTACTGAACGGGGACATCCCGGCATCGAGGTACGTTAGGCTGGCTTGTCAGCGGTTTGCTGACGACCTGGAGGGAGAGTGCGACTACACTTTCCGTCCAGATCTTGCCGACAAGTACATCACGTTCTTCACGAAATACCTTAAGCATAGCAAGGGCAAGTTTGCGGGTAAGCCGTTTCTCTTGCTCCCTTGGCAGGAGTTTGTGGTAGCCAACATCTTTGGTTGGGTAAACGATAACGGTCACCGTCGGTATCGCACCGCTTACATCCAAGTTGGAAGAAAAAGCGGCAAGACAACATTGCTTGCGGGCATCAGTTTGGCTATGCTCGACTTCGATAACGAACAGGGTAGTGAAGTGTACTACTGCGCCACCAAGAGGGACCAAGCCCGCATTTGTTTTGAGGAAGCGCAGCGGATGGTTAAGAGCAGCCCTTCCTTGTTAAAGCGCATCGGCATACACCGTGCCAATATGCACGTTCACGACACCAACAGTAAGGCTGAACCTCTGTCGAGTGACCGGAATAGCCTTGATGGACTCAATGCTCATTTGGCCGTGGTTGACGAGTATCACGCGCACACAACGTCGCACGTTTACAACGTACTCAAATCCTCAATGGGTTCTCGTAGCCAACCATTGATGATGACCATCACAACTGCTGGATTCAATGTGGATGGGCCTTGCTACCAACTTGCCAAGACGTGTAAGGAGGTGCTGGACAAGAAGAAGACAGATGAGAGTCTCTTTGCGATGATCTACGAGTTGGACGACGATGATGATTGGCGGGATCGTGAAACTTGGATAAAGGCCAACCCTAGCCTGAACGAATCCATCACCTACGAGTATTTAGACCAACAGGCGACTCAAGCGCGTAACTACGGGGGAGCCGAGGAAGTCAACTTTAAGACCAAACATTGCAACCTATGGGTTCGAAGTAGTGAGACCTGGGTGACGGATGAGGTATGGATGAGCAACGACCACGGGAAGTTTGAAGTAGATGATAGAGTTTGCTATGGCGGTCTTGACCTTGCTTCGGTCAGCGACTTCTGCTCCCTTGTTCTGGTGTTCCCCTGTGATGATGGCGGCTATGACCTGAAGCGATACTATTGGCTACCAGAGGAAGCGATTGAAAGACGACTGTACAAGGATGAAAGCACGATATACCTTGAGCTGCGTCACGCTGATGAAGTGACAGTAACTCCCGGCAACGTGACCGACTACGATTACATTCGTCAAGCCATTAGCGGGTATCACGTTGTAGATGGCAAAGTGCAGTTTGACGAGGACTGCATTATGCGCAAATTCAACTTGAAGAGCATCGCCTTTGACCGCTATAACAGTAGTCAGCTAATCATCAATCTCACACAAGACGGTGTGGTAATGTCACCGATGGGTCAGGGTTATGTGAGTATGTCCGCACCGATGAAGGAAGTGTATCGCCTTTTGCTTGAGGGTAAAATCAATCACGAAGGAGACCCTGTTTTACGCTGGATGGCTGGAAATCTCGAAGTTGCCTACGATCCGGCTATGAACTGCAAACCCGACAAGTCAAAATCGCAGGACAAGATAGACGGCATTACAGCCCTGATATGCGCCGTGGGGGAGGCGATGACGGACCAGCAAGAAGATCAGTTCCCTGAAGACTATGACATACGCTTCCTATGACCTGCGAAGAACAACTCGAATTGGCCCGGAGGTTAAGTACGCCGGAAGGGTTTGTAGAAGAATACCAAAAAAGGCTCTACGACTACAACCGGAATGTTGATGCCTATTGGTCAGTTGAGGAGGACTACTTCCGTCTATTTGGCCGCAACCGATATAGTTGCTACCAAAGCTTCCATACAATCCTGCGCCGCATTTTGAGAAGAAATCGAACATCGTAGTGTTGCAATAGCAACGGCTGACTATATCCTTGCCGCGAATGGCTCAAGACCGCAAGGGACTATTTACAAGGTTACGCGAGGCAGTACGCCCTGTGCAGCAAGAGGAGCGTAGTTATGACCCAATCAACATCTACCCTTGGACGCATACGCGTTCTGGCGTTGCGTTGAGTGAGGATGGGGCGATGGCGGTTGGCGCGGTGTACGCTTGCATCAACAAGATTGCAAGCACAATAGCCAGCTTGGACTTGGGTTTGTACGAGAGGGTTGAAGGTGGCAAGACACCGAACACCGAACACCCTGCATACAACCTTTGTGCAATTGAGCCTAATCCATACTTCACGCCATTTCACTTCTGGCAGTACATCATCTCTGATGCGCTTATGCACGGTGGTGGCTACGCCTTGATTGAGCGCGACCAGGATGGAAGACCAGTAAGTTTAAACCTCATCCCTCCGGATCAAATTCGAGCGCGGACATTGAACGGTAGACGGATCTACTTGTACAAGGAAAGTGAGGAGGCTCTGTTCAACGAGGACGTGTTGGCTATTGAGTGCTTTCGGGGCATCAGCCCTATTCGGGAGCATATGGAGAACATTGGATTGGCATATGCCGCCCAGCAGTATGGAAGCAGCTTCTTCGGAAGTGGTGGAAATATGAGCGGGGTTCTGATGACGGACAAAACCCTGTCCGAAGATCAGTATCGCCGACTAAGTAGTACTTGGGATGCCAAGTACCACGGAATGAACAGTAGTCACGCTACTGCGATTCTTGAGGCCGGGCTGAAGTACGAGCGCGTCGGCATTCCGCCGGAAACGGCACAGGCACTCCAGACCCGAAAATATCAGGTCGAGGAAATCTGCCGGATCTTCAATGTCCCATCGAGTATGGTACAGGTCGGTGACCAGAAGTATTCCAATGTGGAGCAACAAGACCTCTTCTTTGCCAAACACACAATCCACCCTTGGGTGTGTATGATTGAGCAGGAAATGAGGAAGAAACTATTGCTTCCTGTCGAGCGTAAGTCTCACACCTTCAAGTTCAGTATGATTTCGCTGATGCGAGGCGATATGGAAGCCCGCGCTAATTATTATGCAACTATGTTGGGTCGTGGATGCTTAACTATTAACGAGGTTCGCGAGTTAGAAGACCGCAATTCCGTGCCGTCTGGTTCGATCAACCTGGTTCAGGTTAACCAATTGCCATTGGACTCGATGCCAGATTACGCGGAAATGCTGGTCTCAAAATCAAAAAGTAATGATGTAATTCCAGAGCCTCAAGGGAAACAACTTGAGGACGACCACCAAGAAAATGGCGAAGACGTACAGTAATTATCCTGATGCAGCTCGTAAGGCCGCCGAGGACGATGCCGAGAAGCGTCACGTTATGGCGGTTCAGGAGACCGAGGAATCCATCTACATCACTTTGCAGAAGGCCCCTGGATTCGGTGGTGTGCAACAAGACCCCTTGTCCAACCCAACCTCACCTAACCCACAATCCTTCAAGCCCGAACCACGACCAGGTCCAACAGAAGGCCCAAAAGGTGGCGGAGAAGGCAATTCCGAACCTATGGAGGAGGAGCAAAGAGAACCATCTATGAGTGAAATTGAACGCCGTCACATTGAAGTGACCGAGAATACTGAAGTGCGCCTTGCCGACGAAGGCAGGACAGTAGAAGGTTACGCTGCCGTATTTGGGCAGCCGACTATGATTGGCGCGGTCGAAGAGGTAGTCCAGCACGGGGCATTCGACGATAGGCTTAATGACGATGTCGTTGCCTTGTTCAATCACGATCAAAATATGCCCTTGGCCCGCAGTTACAACGGTCAAGGCACTTTGGAACTAAAGGTCGATGAACACGGCCTGTTCTATAGCTTCAAGCTTGGCAATCAATCCTATGCCAAAGACTTGGCTGAAAGCATTAAACGTGGCGATGTCCGAGGATCAAGCTTCGGGTTCATCGTCCGAGAAGATGACTACGAGAAGAAGGAAGATGGAAGCTATCGTCGCACGATTAAGCGTGTTGCTAGGATTGCAGACATCTCACCAGTAGTCAGCCCCGCCTACCCTCAGACCTCCGTCAAGATGCGCGATATGATCGCTGCATTGGAGGCCCAGAAGGAAATCGAGGCAACCCCTGAAAACGAAACCCCGCCGACACTTGCTCCAAAGCGGAAACAAGCGGAGGCACTTCTTTCTATTCATCACCACAATTCCCCCAAAAAATGAAGCACTCTATTGCTTTGAAGGAAGAACGAGCCTCCCTCATTACCGAGTTGGAGACCCTCGTTCACGCGGCAAAAACTGACGACCGCGAGTTCACCCAAGAAGAGGAAGCCCGTCAGGCTGACCTCAACGAATCCATTTTCGATTTGGACTCTAAGATTGAGTCTGCGGAGAAGACTGAAAAGATCCTTGCCCGGAACTTGGCAGGAGCAGCTTCGAAGTCGGATGAAATTGAAATGGAGCAACACGCCAAGGAGTATTCCCTGCGCGATGCCATCAACCAACTCGTTAACGGAGGTCGCTTGGAAGGCCGTGAGGCAGAGATGCACCAAGAGGCTCGTGCCGAGTTCTCTGCTGCGGGAGTCAACCCTCGCGGACAGATTTTCGTTCCTATGGCGTTGACCTATCGCGCCACGTCCACCGCAACGGGTGTTGTTGGAACGACCCAGCAGAATGTGATTCCCGGTCTCGTACCGGAGTCTGTCATTGAACAGGCGGGTGGCAATCGCATCACCGGAGTTGCCGGAGCTGTGAAGTTGCCAAGCCTCCCTGTCGATGCCACACTCAACCGCACGGAAGTTGAGACAAACGCGGGAGGTTCTCCAATCAGTTCCAAGACCATCGATGCCAAGCGCATCGCGTCTCGGATCGATGTGTCGAATCAGACCTTGGCGATGGCAAATGGCACTTTCGATGCCGTTGTCGCTGCACAGTTCCGCCGCCACTCCGGAGGTATTATGGACTTGAACGCGTTCACCACTTGGGCGGCTGATGCAAACAAGGTGAAGCGTGGCACAAATCCCGCCGCCGTGATCCCCGGCGTTGACTTCCTCTCGGCAAACAACTTGATTGCTAATTTGGGAGACGCTGATGCCCTGAACAACAGCGCGGCATTCTTTGGAAGCCACGCTCAATTGGCGGTGGCACGGAGCCAACAGGCGGTCACGAACGGTGGTATCCCCACCTTGCAAGCTGATGGCACGATTGCGGGCTACAAGGCTTTCGGTCACAGTCAGATCACGGCTGGGTTGTTGACTGACACCAACATCGACATCTACTCCGAAGTGTATGATACAACGGGAACTACCGCCATCACTAACGAAGCAGATGGACAGCCGTTCTTCCTCGTGAATATGAACGATGTGTACTGCTGTTATTGGGGCGGTGCAGATCTGGTAGTGGACCCGTATACTGCTGCTGCTGAGGGAACTACGCGTATGATTATGAACTACTACGCGAACTGCGATGTGGCTCACGCGGCTTCTGCCAAGTACGTTGTTGTTGCGTAATAGCTGATTGAGAAACCCCGGCTCCTGACGGTAAGCAAATGCCCTCCGTCAGGGCCGGGGCTTTCTAAACCCACACCAAGATGTATCAGCATCCACACGTTCGATATGCCGCTCCGACATCTACGGGGTCTCTGACCAGCGGGCAATTGCCTGTCCTGGCTGATGCCAAGGCGCACCTTCGTGTGGACTTCGATGACGATGATGGTTACATCGGCGACATCTTGACTTCGGTGACTGCCTACATCGAAGATTACTGCGGAGTCGTATTCGGCGCGGCAGTACAGCACTACGCATACTGGGACTATGCGTATCCTGTCGTCAACGTAGATATGAGAGGGGCAGAAGCCAAGGTCAGCGGGGCAGGAAATCAGCCCCCTACACTTTCCCAACTTGTTGACGGATCGTATACTGCTTTAGACGCGTCCAACTATGCAGTTGATTATGTCACCACTCCTATGCGTGTGCATATGAAGAGTGGATTCGGTTATGCAAGCGAGTTGAATCAGTTCCGCCTTGAGTGGAAGACTGACACACAAATTGTCCCAGCCTTTGTGTTTCAAGCTGCATTGATGATTGTCGGTCACTACTACGAGAATCGTCAGGACGTTGGCAAGGAGCGCATCTTCGAAGTCCCAATGAACAGTAAGTTCCTGCTTGACAGGTACAGGAAGCAAGTCTTCACCTAATGCTCAACATTGGAACCTTCCGCCGTAAGATCTTCTTGTATGAGCCAAGAACGAGCATCAATGATTTCGGCGAGACCGAGGTTGAGGGGTACGTTCTTCGTCTAACCTGTTTTGCCAAACGCAGGGACATCGAGTGGTCTACAATCGGTGAGGAGAAGCACGGTATGCAACTAGTCGTTGAAGCGCGAACCGAGTTCTACATTAAGAAGCACCGACCCGAAATAAAGGAGACTTGGATTGTCGAATTCAATGACAATTACTACGAGTTGACAAGGGTTGATGAGTTCGGAAACTCGGAGTATTCCCGTTTGCTTGGGTTGCGCCGAGATAACTGGACTCCGCGTATCGTGACCTAATGCCCAAAATTAGTAGTAAGTACGCGCCTAATGTCTTCTTTGACGCGTCTGAATTTCAGGATTTTGAAAGAGACCTTAAGAAGCTATATGGACTTTCCGTAAAGAAACGCAGGAAGGAGATGGGCAAGGTTCTTGCCTTTGCCCTTATGCCGACCAAGAAGGCGATGATTACCAACGCCAAGAAGATTAAGCGTAGGGGTATTCTGGCTAACAGCATTACGACAACTGACCAGAAGGCTACGGGAATCGGATCGAGAGTCGGAAAGAGGACAGGCCCAACGATTCGAGGCACAAAGAAGAAACGCGCCTACCACGCACACTTGGTCGAGTTAGGCACAAAGAAGAAGCGCAAGACCCCAAAGGCTGGTAAAGGACCATTCAGGTTCTACAGTCAGCGGTATAAGAAACGCCTCATACTGCCCTCTATTAATCACGGGAGTAAAGCCAAGCCCTACATCAAGCCAGCTTGGGAAGCTACGCGCAGAGGCATACCGGGTCGCATCAAGGAGAAGATGAACACGATCTTCAAAAACCTCACCAAAAAAATGGGCAAGAAATGATTCATATTGTTCGCGCACGTTTGATTCAAAACGACGCACTTACTGACCTGATACCCGCGTCATCCATTCACCTATGCAAGGCTCGTCAGACTAATGAGCGACCATACATTGTGATTGACCTGGAGGAGACCCAATTCGAAAGGAACAACCTTGCGGTACACGGGGAGATTTACAATGTGCTGGTGTATATCACCGCAGAGAAAATCAGTCAGGCTTGGGAAATTCACGAGGAGGTCAAACGGTCCCTTTCCGAATATGACGGGTCAGTTACTGTTGACGGAGTCACCTACAACTTTGGTCAATGTAGCCTCGTGGACATTATGACTGATTCCCACGAGATACACGACTTCTACATCGTCGGTATGTCATTCAACATCATTATGGGTGTTTAATCGAACTTGGTTTGTCTTCTGCCTTTGATGTCTATTTAATCTTGCCCCAAAGAACAAGCTATGGCAGCACTTAATGGCAATTGCGTCACACTATATGTAGCCTCCGGCAGCGGCACTCCTTCTTTTTCAGGTACTGAAATTGACGGCGTGACTAGTTGTAGTATCTCTTTGAGCAACGCTACGTTTGAGACGACTTCAATCCAAGGCGGTAGTTGTGCGACAGTTCGCGACTTTGCGGTTGGAACTACGAGCGGATCTTTGAGCGTTGAAGGCATTGTTGATGAGTCTTTGGCGACAGGAGGAACAAACATCTTGTTCAATTATTGTGACACCAAGACCCAGATCTCAATGGCTTGGGGTGATGGCACAAAAGGTTTTGGTGCGGTAGGTTACTGCACTTCTTTCGAAATCTCTGCCGGAATGGACGACTTTGCTACGTTCTCGGCTTCATTTGAAATTGACGGTCTTCCCGTTGCAATCGGATTCTGACAATGGCTGGAGTAAATTCAAATACTTGTTGCATCTACATTGATACGGCGGCAGGAAGCGTAAGTAATGACCCGGCTGAAACATCAGGGGCAAGTCCGGCACTTGTTCCAATTGCTTATAGCACTTCTGCTGGTGTCTCTATCAACAATGCCACCTTTGAGGTCAACTACAAGAAGGCCACGGGTGCTACAGTATCAGACGCACCATCTCTTGCTCCCACAAGGGCTTTCAATGTCGGAACTCAAACCGCAAGTATGAGTTTTGAGGGTGTTGTTGATTGGACGGTGATTGCTGACACGATTGCTCTCAACGAGATCTTCAATAGTTTTCTTGCCAAGAGTCAAATCACGGCCTGTTGGGCTAGTACGGACACCAATGCAAACGCATATCACGCGAAAGGCTACATCACAAGTTTTGACTTGAGTAGTAGTGTAGATGACTTCGCTACTTTCAGCGGATCAATTGAGTTGATTGGTGACATCACCGAATTGGCTTGATGGGTGACATCACCGAACTGTAATTAGTGTATCTTCGGGGAAACCCTCGTAGATGAACTCTCTGTCCGGTAAATTTCAAATCACGGTTGGCAAGAAGAAATTCGAATGCCATCTGTCTATGAACGCCTTCCGGATGCTTGCCGAGAAGGAGGATTTGTCACTTGAGCAAGTTCAGCTTCTTCTCCAGCACCGACCCATTTCGGCTGTTCCCGGCATCCTGTATATGGGTGTCAAGAACCACTTCTACTTCAACTCGAAGCCGCTCGACGAACTACCCGACTACGAGTACTTCACGGCTCGGATTTTGGACGATGCCGAAATGCTGCCCAAGTACATCGAACACATCACCAAGGTTTACCAAGGTGAGGAGGAGGTGGACGAAGAGGACCAGGGGCAGGGAAAGAAGTAAGCGGTCAAGACAAGCCTGTTACTTGGGACGACCTGTACCGTCAGGGTCTATCCTGCGGCTTGTTGCCCAATCAGTTTTGGTCGCTTACATTCTTTGAATTCACACAATATTCCCGGTCGATCCGGGAGTCGGATGAACGTGCTTGGTGGCATACTGCCAGCCTTATGGCTCTTCACGCCAATCTAAACCGTGACCCAAAACGTAAGCCGAAGCCTTACACGGCATCGGACTTCTTTCCGTATACCGAAAAAAAGAAAGCAAAGTTTGTTCGCCCTATTGAGGACGACACAAAAGAACTTGCCGCCGATTGGGCCACAAGGCTCACCAACCTGAAAAATGGCGGAGAAAGTAAGTAAGCTATCAGTCATTCTCTCTCTGGATAGCACCAAGTTCGAAAGGGCTTTGGGTGAGACGGAGAAGAAGATGAAGAACGTGGGTCGTCAGCTTGCGCAGACGGGCCAAGATATGAGCCTGTATCTGTCGTTGCCACTTGCGTTAATTGGGCAACGGATAACCGAGACAGCTACTGAATTTGAGTACCAGATGGCGCGTGTGTCGGCCATTAGTGGTGCTACAGGGGTGCAGTTTGGTAAACTTCAGAGCAACGCAGAAAGGCTCGGTGCATCGACCATCTTCACTGCCCGTGAAGTCGGTCAGTTGTCAGAGGAGTTTGCCAAACTCGGATTTACTGCCGACGAGATTGTTCAGGTCACAGAAAGCACCTTGTCTTTGGCGCAAGTGACAGGTGCGGCATTGCCTAGAGCCGCAGAGGTCTCTGGTGCTGCCTTGCGGACATTTGGATTAGACGCATCCAAGGTTGGCGAGGTCAATGATGTCGTTGCCGTAGCAATTAGTAAGTCCGCATTGGACTTCGAGTCTTTCGCCGAGACTATGAAGTATGCGGGATCGCAAGCGGCTATTAGCGGGATCTCAATGGAAGAGTTGAGTGCCGCTATGGGTGTCCTTGCCAATACAGGTGTCAAGGGTTCAATCGCGGGTACACGTCTGCGTATGATTTTCGCCAAACTCTCGCAGGAGGGCGGCAATGTCCACGACAATTTCATCGAGTTGATCAACAGCAACTTGACGATGAACGAGGCCATTGAACGCTTTGGAATTCGAGCCGCCACCGCCATACCTGTACTCCAGCAGAACCGCGAAGAGTTCTTCAAGTTGGAGAAGCAGATGAGGTTGTCGTCAGGCACTCTTGCCATTATGCAAGAGACTATGGATGACACTTCTTTTGCAATGCAGAGGAAGCTGAAGTCTGCATTAGAAGATGTGAGCATTCAAATGGGTAAGGCCCTGCTCCCGATGGTCAACCTGGTTGCAGGAGCATTGACTTACTTGGCTAATGGCTTTGCTAGTCTACCACCATTCATACACGGTGCAATTGTTTCGTTCGGTGCAATTGTTGCGGCTGCCGGACCGCTATTGCTTCTGACAGGGAAGTTGCTTCAAATACTTCCAACACTAACTCTGGTCTTCCCCAAGTTAGCCGCCGCAATCACATTCCTAACCGGACCTTGGGGTCTTCTCATTGCTGGTGTAGCGGCATTGAGTATGGCGTTGTATGCGGCGATTGGAAGATCCGAGAAGATGGCCGCAATGACAGAGCGACTTGCTGATGCAAGTAAAGCGGCAAGTCAAAATGCGGTCGAAGGCACTTCCAAGATTAAACTTCTCATTGAGGCTTACAACAATGAGAACCGGACGATGGAGGAGAAGCAGGACATCTTGGACAAGCTAATGGAGCTGCAACCTGACTACTTCAAGGAGTTAGACGCAAACAAAACCAAGGTGGCTGACCTGAAGACCGCCTATGACGAGTTGTTCAAGTCAATGCTTAAGCAGGAGACTGCAAAGGCATTTATGGCAGAAATCAATAAGCTGGAGCAACAACGCATTCAAGCGTTGATTGAGCAGGACAAGATTCGTCCTGGTATGGAGCAAACACAGACCAACCTTGACGCGGCAAAAGCAAGGCAAGAGGAAACCGGAGGTACGGGAAGTATCCTGATGGGAACCTCGTCGGGTACTGCGATAACCGACACCGAAAACATTCTTAAACGTCAGAAAGGTCTGATGCAAGACCAACAGGACATCATCGACGAAGCCGAGTCGCAGATCAAACAGATTGGTAAATTGATGGAGGGGCAAGGCTTAGATGCGCTCCTTGGCAATTTAACGGGTAGTGGAAGCGGAGCCGGACAGCCTGTCGAGTCCGGGGTTGACCCGGTGGACTTCTCGGTCAAGGCGACAACAAGCGAAAAGGCTCTGACCAAACTTGGCAATGCGCTCTCCGAAACTGCTGTGCGTATGTCCGTCTTGGGTATGAGCAGCAAGGAGGTTGCAGAGGAGAAGTTGAAGGCATTCGAGTCTGCTTTGGGTGCATTGATTACAGCCTCTTCGGAAGGTGAGAGTGTAGGCAATGAGATCGCGTACATCGTTGCCGAAATGGGCAATTTGCAAACCGAAATTGATGCCCTGACGCAGAGCGAGGATCTTGACAAGATCTTCAAGAAGATGAACGAAGGCTTTTCTTCATCAAAGATTGCTATCCAGGAGGGGGCTATCACCCCATTGGAGGACGCAAAAAACCGAATGAAGGCGACCAAAGATGCACTTGATGCATTGACTGACGCGCATTCGGATCAAGCCAGCACTATTGCCAGACTACGCGGTGAATACGCGCTATTGGTAGATGAGGTTAAAAAGTTGACTGAAGCCGAGCGACTTGAAAAGCTGCAAAAGGACGTAATGACCAAAACCAATGAAGCCATAATTCAAGGAAGTATGGACATTGGTAAGGCTTTGGGTCAGGTTGCGGCAAGTGGAGAGGATGCGGGCAAGGCTATGCTAGAGGCTTCTACAAGCGCACTTTCAGCACTCATCACGCAACTGTACCTTTTGTACGCAAAGTCGGTGATGACTAGTGCGACAATCCCTGATCCTATAGCGAAGCTTGCGGCATTAGGCATTGGAGCGGGCATCTTGAGTGGCTTCGTTGCTAACATCCCCAAAATGGCCCAAGGGGGTATCGCCGTTGGTGAGCAGCTTGTAACGGTCGGCGACAACCGCTCTGGTCGGGAGGCAATCATCCCGCTCGAAAAATTGCCGTCAATGATGGAGAAGATGGGGGCTGGTGGCAATAACCGAGTATATGGCTCGCTTCGCGGAGAAGACATTCATTTAAGCAGTATGCGCGGAGCAAGAATGCAACAAAGAATCATTTGAGATGGCAACCCAAGTAGTATACACAAGCACATTTCATAGTCAGAGTGACGACACGTTCCGGATTGACATCGTGGATGTTGATTATGCCGCAGAGGGTATTAGCCCAACCAATCAGATGTATGGATATGGCATATCCAATCTGCCGCGTGAGTTTCAGGTCATTCACGAGAGTCCAACGATAACCTGGGACGGTAATGCAGAGGAATTAGCCCAACCTTTGATTGGATCAAAGTTGGAGTTTACTGCTCTTTTAGAAAACGAGCATAAAGGTCTGCTTGCGGCAATGAAGCAATTGCCCGAACACCGATTGTGTGCAGAGGTCTACAGGCACAATGGGGCAAGTTCGGACTTAAGTACGGAAAGTAATTGGGACATCTATTGGCGCGGCGTGTTGGTACACGAAGCGGTCAACTATAGCTACAGTTGCTACCCCATTGAGATTTCGATGGTTTTTACTGACGGTCTGGCTCTGCTAAAAGACCAGCCGTACCTCGATCCGGATACCGACGCGGACTACCTAAATGATGGTCTTGAGGGTACTGTTGCGGGAAGCAGCTTTGCACCATTGCGTGTGCAAATAGGTCGGTGTCTGAAGAGGTTGCCTCACAACGCTCTTTGGGGGGATCAAGACGACTACTTCACCGAACAGATTGACTTGTTTCATTGGAATCACATTGATGAGACAGCCACTCCCGACGAGATTAAAAGCGTCCTCGACAAGACGGGATGTGATCAGCGCATTTGGTACGAGATTCGGGACTACGAGGACGATTGGTATCGCAAGAGCAAGATTGTAACCAACGGCAGTACTTGCTACCAAATCCTGTCCGACATAATGGTGACGATGGGAGCAAGCTTCTATCACGCTGATGGTATGTTCAATGTCACTTCTCCCTTTATGCAGGAGAGTGATTCGGTCATCAATGGCAAGCGCAAATTCTTAGCGGATAAGCGAAGCCTCTTGGACTCATCATACGCATATAGCGCATATTCACAACCATCAGGATGGGCAGACGGGACGACATTCCCCAACCTTGTTGACTTAACGGACGACCAGGACGACCAGAAGTATCTCATCGTAAGTAGTCGATCTTGGCTTGCTGCCCTGCAACGCGTCAGCTTAACCCATCGTAGTGGTGGCGCACCGCTCATCTTTAGTCAAAAACACAACAAGATTGGCTACATATGCGGAGTGACCGGGGCGACCTCTGGAACCGTTGTTCCGAATCCGGTAAATGAGAATCTTGAGGTCAACTACGGCTACCAATTTCCGCTCACCAATTCAGAGTCTATAGTACCCGCTGACTCAGAATTGAACCTTCGTGGTAAGGTGCGTTTTGGTCACGATCTGCTGGTTGATGCTGACGATGATAAGCTAGGGCTTCAGCCTGTCTTGCGGTTTGAAATTAAGGTTGGCAACTATTACCTGAAGCAGACTGTTCAGTTGATGTCATCAAGTGATTTCAGCAATGACAGCGACTTTGGAACAATACGCGTTGCTCTAGGAAATAACGTCGTTCCTTCTGGCAATGACATCACAGGTTGGTTGCCTGTTGAGATAACTGACCAAGTTCAATGGACAACAAATAGTGCCGATAGGTTCGAGCTGCCGTTACTGCTCCCTGACTACCTTCAAGAGACGCACGATACGATTGAGTATGTCGATTCTGACGACAATGCTTACGAGTACCCTGTAGGCTTCTTTACTAAACGAGACAACAATCATCCTAACCAGATGAGTTCTAGTAACTCGGAGCAAAATGGAACTTACGAGAGAACATTAGAATTAGACATAGTGCTTCCTCCTGTCCCAGATGCAGTAGCGGAGCATACGGGAGTGAAAATCGACATTGAGGTCATTGTGTATGACAATCAAGGTAGTTCTGTTGTAGGCACGACTGCTGACAATAGCGATCCATTCTCTTGCCAAATCATCGACTTCCAACTCTTCAATGGTGACGAGTCATATGACCAAGACACTTTGTATTTCGCCAGCCATACCAACCCTGCGGGTGCAGAGACGTATGATGTAGGCGAGACATCGATTGGAACTCGGCCCGCCGAAATGTATGGGGAGTTAGGCGCACTTGTTGTGGGTAACGGGCATCGTACTGCCAACCGCGCGTCCGCTTATGGAGACCATTGGTTCAGTCAGTCATTGGAGTCTTTTCCAACTAGCGACGCGGGCAGTAAAAACCTTGACCTTGTAGTTCGGTCACACTTCAGCAATCGCCAACAGACCATCAGCACCTACAAGATGGAAATCCTGACTCGCAATCACCATAGCGAGTTCATTGTACCCACAAGGCGGGTGAAGTTGGAAGAGGGTGACTCCGAGCCTGTTGTGCAAGTGCAGTCCTGCCAGCACAACTTGATGCAGGGTGTTATGTCTTTCCAAGCATATGAGGTCGATCGGGTTCTGACCAATATGACCACCGACAATAGCACGGAGGCTTTTGACACCTTGATTGGGCCGAAAGGGCCGAAAGGCTCGTTGCCAGGTGACTTCGCAACAACGAAAGTGTCCAAGGTGGGTGGCGGTGCAGGGTTGACCCAAGAGCAGATTGATAAGCTTCTGGCTATTACCATCAACGGCAATGGCGATATCACCGACTTTACAGTAGCATCAGGTTCCGATCCGCTTGATGTGAGCGAGGTGAGCGGAGCTGCATCGACTACTACGGTTGCTACGCTTCAACAACGCGTGACTGACATCGAGCGAGTGACTGACAACGTCACCCTCGATCAGGCAAATAACATCTCGCAGATTGCAACGAACCAAGATGCAATTGCGGCAAATGCTATCCTGCAAACAAGCACAAAACAGTTTGTCACTCAGGCACAATCGACGCAGATTGGAACGAACGAAACTGACATCGCCAATCTCAATACAACTCTTGATGCAGTAACCGACGTCATCAAGGGGAGTACGGCAGGAACAGGAAAGGGTCTGTATTCCGATACCAATAGCACAACTGAAAGTAGTGTAGTTGTCAATGCCAACCTGATTTCCGCATCAGTCGAGACGGGATCTTCCGGTACGGAGACTTCTACTACTGCACTCCGAATTACCGGAGGTACAACTGCTGGAGATGCTACAGTGAACTTCGACGTTCCTACGGCAGGGATAAGCCACGACGATTTAGACGACAGACCTCCGCTTTACCACGGCATTGGTTTGGACGCGGCTGGCACTAGCGGTTTCCTGATTGGTAGTGGTAGTGTGTCTTTTGCGGTTGGCGATCTGTTGTCATTTACATACAACAACAATGCAGGTATCTACCAATGCATTACAGCCACCTCAATTTCACAGGGGTCCAACGCTACCAATGTTTTCACAAATTGGCTTGCGGAGGCGAGCAAGTTTACACACGTTGGCGCAAGGGGTGACCTCAGTTTGGGGACGTTGGATTCGAGTACGTCATCTGACAATTTCAGCGATAGTCTTACCACATTTACTTTGACGTGCAGTAGTACTGTATCCATTACTTCTTCCTCACTCATTGCTCTTTTCGGCACGGTGTTTTCGACAGGGTCAATTACTGCGGCAGGATTTACGACTACGGGTACGGGTACGATAGGAACACTTGTCGCAAGTAGCCTGAACTATCCTACCTCGGACGGAACTTCCGGACAGGCTCTCGTGACGGACGGCTCCGGCAACTTGTCCTTCTCGACGATTAGTAGTGGTCTAACTGACATAGTTGACGACACCACTCCACAGCTTGGTGCGGATTTGGATATGTTCACCAATAGTGCCGAGTTGCTTGTGACGGGCAACGTATATGTGTTCCGATATCACACCGGGTCGGCAGCCACAAACTACGGACTGTTCTTCAACCTTACTTCGGCTCGTTTTGAGTTCCTCGATGGTTCAGGCAATGAGGTGTTTGCCATCAATGCCAACAACGGCAAGACCAAGGTTGCCAACTCTTACTTTCTGCCAACCGCAGACGGATCAAGCGGTCAAACCATACAGACCGATGGTAGCGGCAATCTGTCGTTTGTTACCAAGACGCACTACCACGACCGCTACAGCACCGAAGCCGAGAGCGAGCGCAGCGGCGCGACGGCTACGCTGGAGATATACTACACCGCGCGACCTGACGGCGACGGGTATGCGGAAAGCGAAGTGAGCGACGTTGGCGAGACCGACACCATCAACCGCACGCTGTACTACAGCGACAAATTCCAAGCCGACCCAGACACCGCGGGCGACTGGACCGAGTACACCACACAGCCAGCAGATAACGCCACGTTCGCCACAGCTAAAGCGGCGCTCCTTGCCGGCCTCAATGAGACCGACGCCACAGCAGAGACGCGCGGCACGTTGCCGCTGTCGCTTAAGATGGTGCGCACGACAACCGCGGCGGCTAGTGACTTACTGTTAGACACTTACCCAGGCGCGGCGGCGGCGTACTCTGTGCGCAAGCTGGACAAGGACTACACAGGTTACTGCATGAAGGTGCGACGCGCCAGCGACGATGCTGAGGCTGATATTGGCTTCGACGTAAATGGAGATTTGGACACTTCTGCCATCGCCACGCATTGCGGGGCATCAGCCGGTTACTGCAGCGTGTGGTACGATATGTCAGGCAACAGCAGAAACGCCACGCAAAGCACCGCGAGCGCACAGCCGCAGATATACAACGGCACGGCGGTCATTACCGAGAACGGAAAGCCTGCGCTGGATTGGGACGGCACAAATGACGTGCTAATAACGTCATACAGTCCTACCGTGACGCACACGGCTTTCTTTGCTCAAGTGCCTGTTACAAGTACCTTTGGACCTGTTTACGCTTCAGCAGATACGGGCAGTTCGAGAATGTGGGTCGGGGCAAGTGGTGGTAATACTCTTACAATTTACCGCGGCGGCACAGTCGCTTTCTCAGAAGGTACCACATTAAGCGGTCAATATTTAGGCTACTGTTTGAATAAGGCAACAGTAACAGACGTGCGGCTTGGTGTGGATGGAAGTAATGTCGCGGCAAGCGGTAACATTGGAATCGGCGTAATCACTAACCTGCGCCTTGGTGCTGAACCAGAGTCAGGTAATTATGGAGATAGCCGAATACAGGAGTTCATTATTTACGATTCTGACAATTCCAGCAATAAGACCGGCATCGAGACTGACATCGACACTTACTTCAGCATAACATAATGGCTACCGTATACCTCCCAGTAACCGCGCGCCTGAACCTCACCAGCGAGCAACGCGCCAAAGGCATCAGCCGCGAGCTGTACAACCTGAAGCTACCGAAGGTGTTGCACGAACCTGGGCGCACCACGACGATGCTGCTGGCCACCATCCAGCACCCAGATACAGGACAGTGGGCGTGCGTCGGTGACACCGATCTAGCTATTAACGTACACCCACAGCGCGACTTGCATGCGCTCATAGCTTTGTTCCCACAGCTGACGCAGGAAGAGCGCGACGCAATGACGTACTACATCGGCACGTCGCCCGTGGTGCTGTTCCAATATCTGATGCCATCGGACAGCGAGATATTGACGCAAGAACAGGCCGAAGCCGCGGGGTGGTTCGGTGATGGTCCCGGCGTTTAAGGTGTCGATTTAAGCCATGCGGGCGCGATAACTTGCGGGCATGGACATCCTCCTCGATAACTGGGCCGCCATCGCGCTGGCCATCTTGGCCGCCGTCGACGTAATTGTGAGCTTCACGCCTTCGAAGCGTGACGACCAAATCGTCGGATACCTTTCGATTATCGTGCGC